TTGACTTGTTTCAATACTGCAATCGTATGCGTACCCGATGCAGCAATTCCATATAAGCCTTCATGATCTCCTACAGGCACTTGCATTTTATCGCCGTTATCTAGTTTGTAACCATTAGATGTAGTTACGTTAGCATCGCCTAAATAGACAGCACCGCCGCCTAGATTATGTAGCCATACTGTCTGATCCATAATATTTGCAGCTACTAAAAGCGTGGCTGTAGTGGTTATTGTTACTTGTGCGCTAGTCGGCATATTTTAATCCTAACTTTTCTATGTGTTTGGCTGTTTTAACTGGGTCTAGTGCTAATTCCCAATGCATTTCATCTTTTCGAGTCCAATTACCACCCCAGTTAAGAGCATATTTTTTGGTAAGTGCCTGGATCATTGGAATTTTTTCAGCTGGGAACGTTCCAGCCTTGCCTAGCGGATGCTTAGTCGCGTTTAGGTCAATGGCTGTGCCACTGCTGTGGTTGCTTAACTTGCCCGGTACGCCTCGAACATCGCGGTAGCAATAGCCCCAATCATCTAGCGCACCGCCATCGATCGGCTCGATCAGCTCATTAAACTGTTCAGCAAAGGCAACCAGTAAAGGCGCAGCAAAATATGCACAGCGCAGTTTAACGTTGCTGCCCTTAATCGCGTAAGACTTGATACGGATCGACTCAACATCCTTAGAGGCTGGCCATCCGTTATAACTGATCGCACTCATGCCAGCAGTAGAGCTGCCTCATCGGCTGTAATGCCTAGCTTATCAAGAATTGCTTGCTTAGCAGCAGCTTTGTTTTCTTGCTCAGCATTATCGGCCAACGTGTTATTAGCCCATTGATCGATCATGGCATCGTATTCTGCTTTGGTCATATCGCGATAACCATCTTCATCGTTGCCGATGTGCAAGGTTGGATAGTCTTTCTTAAATTGTGCTACGAGTTCCGCTTTAGTCATTATGATGCCGCCAATCCATAGAGTGAAACTGTTCCAGTAATAGTGCCCGATGCTGGGCTAATAACAAAACCATCATAATTTGTAGCAGTTTCATCAATTTGATAACCATAAAAAATAGGATTGCCTAATTGTCCCGCATAACCAGTTCCATAAATATTCGGCTTCTGTGCGCTTCCAACTCCTGTGACATTTATAGTGTTAGCGTTTTGCGTAGTGTGAACATAATTAATTTTGCAACTAGTTCCATTAGAAGTTGCTGCACCACTCCAAGCCGTACCAGAAAAATCACCAAAAGCACCATAATAGTTAGTGGCTTTTGTGGTTGCACCATAACTTAGTTGAATATTTAGATTGGCTCCACCTGCGCTATGTGCGCATTTAATTTGAATAACATAGAACTTGTAAGTGCTAGATAATTGTGAGTTAAAGTCTGTGCTAGTGGTTGAGGCAGCTGTGTAGTTAACTGTCTTAACAAGTGTTAAACCGCTGGTACTAGCACCTGCAGACTTGGTAACCCAGGCTGATCCTGAATAGCATTGAATAACATCTGTATCTTTTAGGTAACAGGTATTGCCTTCCTGCGGGCTAGTTACAGCTGCATCTCGCGCTGTAGCATTAGCAAACACCCACACGCCTTGCATTAGGTAGCCATTAGTATCTGCGGCAGTAAGCACGTCCCCGGTAACGAACGTTTTTAGTCCAAGTCCAGCAGCCATTTTTTATCTCCTTAGTAACTTAATACAGACGTATCAAGTACGCCATATAGGGTTGAGTTTAATATAAACCCGTCAATAACAGGTTCAAGTGTAGTAAAAGTTGTACGCCATTTATTTGGGGTAACGCTGTGTGCCACCCCGAATACTTGAAGTGTTTTTGTCAGAGTCGAACTACCGGGCTGGTTTGTCGTAATCGTCACAGGATCAAAGAAATCAAGATCTAGAGCTGCAATTATGCCTGTGTTGTAATTGTCTGTATAAAGGTCTAGCTCGATGGCATCGCATCTCACGCTGGTTTCTGCACGGCTGGCAACGTATGCCTGCGCATAGTCCAGGGCTACTGCATCGGTCTGCATTAGTAAGTTCTGGATATTGTAAGTATGGGCAAAATACTTTTCGACACTAGCTGCGTTAGTAGCAGATTGAACTGTGCCACCTGTGCGGGTCACGTTAGCCTGGTTAAATATAAGGGTGTCATCTAATCGCCAGACGGCATTAAAATAGCCAATATCTGTGCCGTTATCGTTAAATACTGTAGGCGTACCGCCGATGCTTGCCGTAGTTACTGATCGATCCTGAAATACGAAAGATCCAGATGCATCAACGTAGAACGCGCCGTACTCACTATTGGTAACAGTTTGTAATGCGGCTAGGGATGTACGAGCTGTGCCGGGGTCTGCCTGCATAGTAGTTAAACCTGCATCAACATCGCGCATAGATTCTGGCCAAGCAATCTGGTCAAGGATCTGGTCAATTCTTGTGCCACTTAGATCGCCAGCTGTTGCCCCTGTAACTGTAGCAATCTGGGCATTTTGAGCCAGTCTTAGGGCATCTACGGCTTGTATGGTTGTATAAACTACATCGGTAGCGTTCTTAGGCGTAGTGGTTGTATAGCTAGTAATAAACCCTGAGAACATAGGGTAGGTAGTGCCGCTATAGGTAGCCGATATAGATACTTTACGCATTGGATCTAGTAGGCCAAAGTATGGGCTGCTCGGGTTCTGTGGATTAAAGTCGCCGTTCTGATCCACGATGCGCAGGGTTAACGTACCTGTCTGGAACTCATCTGCCTGGGCATTACGGCCGCGCTTAATGCTTACGCTATCTACTACATCACTTACATCTACGATAACTGCAGCTGAGTCTGCCAATACGTTAGTACCGAGTATGCCTTCGCCAATAATAAATGCCTGTGCAAAACTAGGGCCAGTAGAAAAGTTAATGACCGCGTTAATAACTGGGACTGTCATTAGGGTTGGTTCACTAACGTTCCGGCAGCTGTTCGTGGCAAACCTTGCCTATTGGCGTTAAGTAATGCATCGTTTACTTTATTAGTAAAATCATCGCCATCTAATACGTTGCCTTCAATAACTATATTGATAGACGAGGATTGTGGCATAGAATTTTGTAAGTAACTTGGTAAAGAAAACCCAAAAGTACCATTAGGGTTCATCGGCGATTGGCTTGTATTAGTGGCGCTTGCAGCTAAGGCTGCGGCAGCTGCGGCTTCAGCGGCGGCTTTGTCATCATAATTACGATCTGGGTTTTGCCCTGGATTGAAAGTAGTACCAGGTATGCCAAGAATTGCTAGGGCAGCAGCAGCAGCAGCAGCGGCAGCATCGGCGGCAGCCTTATCACCAGCGGCAGCAAGAACAGCGGCGGCATCGGCAGCAGTTTTGTCAGCTGCGGCTTTATCGGCTGCTGCTTTATCGGCTGCTGCTTTTTCGGCGGCGGCTACTTTATCGTCATAGTTACGATCGGGGTTTTGGCTAGGGTTATAAGTCACGCCAGGGATCATGCTTGAAGTAATTGCAGACATGCCTAGGCCTAGTTTAGCAAGTGCTGCAATAGCTAAAGATAAACTGCCTGCCCATGTAGAAAACGGATCTTTAGCCTCACCGATTGCTAAAAGATCAGCAGCGATCTTGGCATTTTTTGCTTGGATCTCCTCTAGTTTCTTAGCTAATGCCTCAGCTTTATCTGCGTTGCCTTCTTCAATAGCCTGCATAAGTAGTAAGCGCGTCTTTTCTTCTTCGCTTATCTTGCCCTTTAGCGCAGCGGCTATTTGGATCTTTTGTATCTCAAAAACTGCAGCAGCTTTATCTAGTTTTGCTTTATTAGCAGCTGACATTTTGTCGGCTTTAATCTTATTGGCCGCTGCTAGCTTGTCGGCCTTAATTTTATCCTCTGCTAGTTTCTTTTGTTGTGCTTCAAATTTTTGCGTGTCCATGTTTGAGCCGCCAGTCATGGATACGTTACCCATGCCCTGAAAACCCTTAATTTCTTTGATTAAATATGCTAAACGCTGTGGGCTAAACCGGCCTAGCAGATCAGTAACACCGCTAAATAAGTAACCAAAAATGCCAGCACCGGGTATAGATTTCACTTGCTCTTTTAAGTACACGATTGAATCAACAAAATTAGCTAGGGATGTAGCTGCGCCTTCAATATCGCTACTAAGCGTAGCCATGGTGTCATCCTCGCCCAAAGATTGCAGGGCATTTATAAGGCTTGTACCGATAATCTCTTTAGCATTATTAGATGCAATAGCCAGTTTGTCCATCGAGCCAGAGAACGAATCTGCAGATGTCTTAGCTGCCCCTGCAAAGGTAACGGCTAACTGATCTGTAATCTCTTTAAATGACTTAGTTTTAAGATCGGCTTTAGATATGCCTATGCCCAACTTGCTAAGTGTGGCGTTATTGCCTAGGTAAGCCTTTGATAGCGCAGCTGTAACTGACTCTAAGTCTTTACCACTATTCGCGCTTATATCCATAGCGATACCCATTAAGCGTTCAGTTTCAGCTGTATCGCGTGTGGCTATTGCTAACTTTGTATAAGCTGGGCGGAGCTTGTCATCGACTATGCCAAACTCTTTTTCGATGCGCTGTATGTAACCTTCAGCGGTTGCTGCATCTCGACTTAGGCCTACGTTTTTAAGTGCCAGGGCTAATTGCTGTTGAGCCTTTTGATCCTCAGCTGCAGCCTTTACCGATGCCTTGGCATAGGCCAATACTTTAGCTGTGCTAAATGCGACTCCAAAAGTCTTGGCTAAATTTTTTACGTTTTTAGATAACTGGGCTGTAGATGTATCTGCCTGTTTAAATGCTTTTCTGCCAGTAAATTCGGCAGCTATATCAATTCTTACTGATGGATCAACGGCCATTAGTTATACCCCACAGCTTGATTAAACTTATCCCTAGATACTTCAATAGCTTTGAGAATAGCTGCGTTAGTTTTGCCGCCATCCTCTGACCATGCTCTAAATATCGCACGGCCTTTCATCTTTCGGGATCTACGGCCTGCGCCTGTTTGATTATTAGCATCTACGATCTTGCTGTATTGGTTCATAGATTGCACGAATAAATAACCAGCCTCTGGGTTATTGCTCTTGCCGTATTTTTTATTAGTGCTTGTCATATAACGATATTCGCCAGCCCCGGTATCGCGGCGATAAGTAGGGATTACAACCTCACGCATTTTTGCTTGCTCACGCCCAGAGGTATGTACACGGCCAGCAGTTTCATAAATAGCACCCGATGCGGATGCATTTTGAATACGAGCTAGTGATCTAAAGCCTGATCGGTTTACTCTACTAGGTGTAGTTTTGTAACCAACGCCGCCTTTAGCGCCTCTGCCATCCCATACTGGGAACTTGCCATTACCAGATGCTTTAGCCCAGCCCGATAACGGGGCTTGCGATGGGATAAATCCACGAGCCTTAGACACGATAGGTTTAAGCAAACTAGCCATTTCTTTTTGCGTATCTTTAGCTAGATCGGGCGTAAATTTTTTTAGGGCTTTACGAAGTGCGATTCCGCCTACTACCTGTGCTGGCATCTCGCATCTCCTTGTTTCGATCTTTCATCGCCTGCAATAAAGTCTTAAACATCCTGCTATCTAGTGCTAGTAAATCATTGGGCGCGATACCCGTTTCCAAACTGATCCGTGCGATCAAGTAAGTAAACGAGTCACGCCCTATAGTTCCGGGTCATCATCCAGAACCTCAACCTTTTTAAGTGTTGCTAAGAACGATGCACCGAACGTTGGCACGGTTTCGCCGCCAGCTCTTAAACACTCCCACGCCAACCAGTAAACATCTGACTGCTTTTCGTCATCTCTAAAGGCTTTATGAAAACCTTTTTTAGCATATAACTCAAACGCGTATT